GTTGTTTGATTTCCCCAGATCACGGATGCATTCCTAAATTCTGACATAAGCGCGTCAAGAGAATTCCGGAAATTGCAAAAAATAACCACCGACCTGCCCTCGTCCAAAAGCGAGTTGGCCAGGTCCTGCAGGATCGGCACGCGCAGAAGTTCGGATTCCTGCCTGGCCCGAAGGATCTCGGTCATCGGGTGGGGCCTGTCCGCCGCCTTGCTGGCTTCCAGTTCGGCCAATCTTCGTTCCAGGTCGTCGTAGAGTCCTTGGACGTCCCCGCAGTCGTAGGCTTCGGCAAAGACCTCGTTGTCCGGGAAGTTGTCCCCCAAGTCGTCAATCTTGATTCGGCTGGATTTTGAGGCCATGGCCTGGTGAATCACCGCCAGCTTCTTTTTCCCGCCAAAGTAGGACATGGCCCCCCACGGTGCTTTCTTGACCCCGTTTTTGACGCACCAAGGCCAAAAGTCTGCGTATTTGTGCAGGCCCAGGACATACCCCGTCGCCTTCATATCCAGAGGGTTGGAAGCGAAAGTCGCGGAAAGCATAAGGGTGTAATAGGGCCTAGAAGCGATCAGCATTTTGCCGTTGAGGGAGTTGGGCCCCTTGCACTTGTGCACTTCGTCCCAAATAAACAGTTGATCGTAAACGACAGGGGATGACCATACCCAGGCACCACCGACAAAGTCCCCATAAGGTGTCGATCCGGCCCGCAGTTTTTCGTAGTTGAGGATGAAGGTCGGGTTGATGCCCGCCTGCGCGCACCAGTTTTTCCATGCGGGGATGACGGCTTTGGGGCAAATGATTGCGACGGGTTTACCCAGCTCTTTGGCGATCCAGACGGCTTTGGGGGTTTTTCCGGTTCCGGTGTCGCTCCAATCGGCCGCGACATGGTGCTCCCGCAGGCTCGCCAAAAGAGCCTCCGCCGAGTCTTTCTGCCAATCATATAGTTCCATTTATTCTGTCTTTCTCCCGTATTCCAAAAGTAATAACGCGTCTGATATTGCCAAAGTCACGTCAAGATCCGGGTACAGGTTCTGCGCCTTTGACTTGAGCTTGTTCTTCCATTTGGTCCGGTTTCCGTCGCTGGTCCCAAGCCCCAAGAAGCCTTGCCATTTTTGTGGTCGGACCAGAACGATCCTGGCCGAAAGGCAGGTCAGAACGCCTAACAAAAAGCCGAAATTCCTTCCAAAAGTAAACATGGCTGAACCCGGCTGCGGCCTCCCGATGTAGCCGCCGACCTCCTCGATCAGGACAGTAGGTTTGTCCAAGTGATAATAGATCTCCTTTAATTTCTGGGCGATGTCCGGCTCCGTGGCTGGCATCGGTACGGCCCTGGCCCCGTAGGCCATTTTCCAGGCAATCCCCCCGGATTTTCCCGGGTCGATTGCAATCAGTTCCTTGGTGGGTGTCATTGTCTCCTTTCGTAATGACAACCATCTTTTTTGTCAGGGTTGAAATCATAGCAGTTCGACAATTTTGGTTTTTGTCTTCTCCCTCGATAGCCACGACATCAAGTCCGACTCGGTCACACGCGGACGTCCCCCCGCCTTCGAGTGGGGAAGGGGATTGTGGTGCCGGCGGAAATAGCTGTAGATTGTGCGACGGGAAACTCGGAGGCGTTTGGTCAGCTCGGAAATTGTGTAGATGTTTTCGCTCGGTAAGTCTTTTGGCCAACCGTGATCGTCGACTGGCTCAAGCTCAACCGCCAAATGTCCGCTGGGCTGAGAGAAGATTCGGACTGATTTGGTTTCGAAGGTAAGCCTCATTGGAGTAGGTAGAGGTGTAAGCGTCAGCATAGCGACGGCAAGGAAAATCTTTCTTAGCCACGAAGTTTATTTTTTTAGCCTTTTTGGGCTATTTTCCTCGTCCCACAATTTTATGATTATGTTTCTAAGGTATTCTGAGGTGGATACCCCCCTAAGTTTGGCCTGCTCCTGCACCCATTTTAAGAGGTGCTTAGGGATGGTGAATGTAGATGTGGTTGAGTTAACCCCTCTTTGGTTTGGCATGTCTGATTGGCACGATATTTTCCGCCGTTGCCGGACGGATCTCAAAATACCGTTTGGCCACCTCCTGGGTTATCGAAGCGCCGTTGAGGGCAACCGTTTTGTAGGTGCCCAGCAACATGCTCACCGAGTGTCCGCAGGCCAGCGCAGTCCTGGCCGCGTCTTGCGTGTAGGCGAGGTAGTAAGAGGCGAAACTATGACGCATCCCGTTATCGATCCACTTTGCCGGTAGCTTCGGGTTTTCTGATTTTGCAAGCCATGGGCTGACAAACCTGGTCGGTTCTTTTGTGCCCATCGAGGCCATGATGTTTCCTTTGCGGCCTTTGTACCTGGCCAGCCATTCGGCGAGGTTAGGTAGCAGGGGCACAAGGCGGGATTGGTTGGTTTTTGTGATGTTGCGATCCAACCTGATGTTCCCGCCGACCCAGTCGATGTCTTCCCAGTTGAGCCGGCAGAGCTCGGCGGTACGAACACCAGAGAATAGCCCGATGGCCAGAAAGGGGATGAGGTGTGGCTCGGCCAGTTGAAGCATCGAGTCGGCTTGTTCGGGGGAGTAGATCTCCACATCCGGGCGCTTGAACCGGATTTCCTCAGACTTCTCGGCAGCGTGGCGTTTGTCCTCCAGAAGGTATCCCTTTCGGCGTGCGTAATTGAAAAGCACGATGATGGACGCACGGTGGTTGTGTCTGGTTCTTGGGGCGTATTGCGGGTCATCGAGATATTCGTCGATGTCTCTGGGGGTGATGACAGAAATCGGGCGGTTCATTCTTTCCGAAAATCTGGTCAGGTGATGCCGTATGGTCAGCTTTTGGGATTTTGAAAGGTTGGGGTCGGCATCGTTGCGCTTGAGGAACTCTTCGACCAGCTCCTTGAGCCTGACCTGTTTGACCTCCTTGGGGTTCTGCTCGACCCAGGAACGGACTACCCGGTCCAGCGGGACGCCGTTAAGCAAATTTTCGCACTGTCTGTAATATTGAAGCTCTTTTTGCGTGATCTCTGTCGTGGTGGCCGATCCGTCGGCCAGTTGCTCGGCGATCGCCTTGGCCTCACGTTTGGCCAGTTCGAGCGATGCCATGCCCCGGCGCATCCGTCTTTTTCCGATGTACCAGGAGATGATGTAGGTCAGGTATTCCTCCTGTCCCCGGCGAAGAGGGCACTCGTAAATGCGCACCTTGGCCCAGCCTTTTTGGATGATGATCGGTTTCATGGCTTTAGAATCTTGACACAGTATCTTGACAATCTTGACACGAGTCAAGGTAAAATCTTTCAAATTGTTGCACATTGCATTTCTCAGGTTGCACAGGTAATTTCCTCAAACAGAAGGAGTTAATGGAAATAGTTGGAAGTTAGTGACTTACAGAGACGGGTCGTTAGCCCAATGTGTAGCTTTGGGAAGTATCTAAAAATCAGCATTTTGTGCAAATCGACCAAAAAATCTTGACGGATTCTTGACAAATCTTAACATCTTCCCATTGGGTTATGGCTGAAGGCTTTGAGAAATATGGGCGGATTTGGCCAATTGGCACAACCGAGGTCACGATTGAGCTAATGGGGTTTCGGGAGAACTACGGGCCGGAAGTGGGGGGTCTTGGGAAGTACGGCCATTTCCGAAGGGTGGTTGAACTTTTGTGGCCGTATGACCCCAAAAAGAACAAAAACGGCTTCCAATGGAACCCCTGGGCCGAGCGGATTTTTGAGGAAGCCTGCAAATGGAACTACCTGGGAATCTCCGGTCCAAAGTCCTCGAGCCAGACCCACTGCATCGGGATCTGGGGTCTGATCAACTGGCTTTGCGATCCCTTCAACACCCTTGTCCTGGTTACCACGACATCCGTCCGTGAGGCCAGAAAACGGATGTGGGGGGTGATCCGGGAACGGCATTTGCAGATCCCGGGCTTACCCGGCCGGATTGTGGATTCCATGGGGAAGCTGATTCTGGATGAGGCGGGGAGTGACAGGTCTTCCATCACTCTGATTCCGTCAGCCAAGGACAAGGAAAAAGAAGCCACCGAGAAACTGATCGGGCTGAAAAACAAGCGGGTGCTTCTTTTGGTCGACGAGGCTACGGACGTTTCGCCGGCGATCTTCGAGGCCATCCATAACCTGGATTCCAATCCGTTCTTCCAGTGCATCGCTCTGGGTAACTTCGCATCGGCCTACGATCCTTTCGGCCAGTTCATCACACCGACCAACACCTGGAACAGCGTCAACGCCGACATGGACGGCTGGGAGACCTCCCGTGGCTACTGCGTACATCTGGACGGGGAGAAGACTCCCAATCTGGACGCCGACGATCAATGGCCTTTTTTACTTACCTCAAAACAACTTCGTGACGCCCGTGAGTTCCAGGGGGAAAACAGCATATCGTACTGGCGGTTTATCCGTTCGTTCCCCGCGCCCGTGGGTGCCGAGCAGAACATCTACAGCGAAGCCGACATTCGGAAATTCGACGGAGAGGCTTTGCCCAAGTGGGACGGACAGCCGACAAGGGTGGCTGGCTTTGACCCGGCGTTCACCAACGGCGGGGATCGCTCTGTTCTTTACGTTGGTAGTTACGGCAAGAGCGACATCGGGTTGACCACGATCTGTTTTGAGAAGGCACACATTCTCCGGGAAGACGCCACCAAGGCCAATGAGCCAAGGAATTTCCAGATTGCAAGGTTGGTGCGGGAAATCTGCGAACGCGAGGGCGTTCGGCCCGAATATCTGGCGGTTGACGCCACCGGGGCCGGCGATCCGTTTTGTGACATCCTGAGCGAGACCTGGAGCAACCGGATCTTCCGTGTGAAATTTGGTGAAAAGCCCACCGAGCTTCCGTTAAGCGTGATGTCCCCCATCAAGGGCAACGAGAAGTTCAGTAACCGCGTCAGCGAGCTTTGGTGGGTGGGGGTGGAATTTCTTCGTGGCAGCCAGCTCAAGGGGATTACCCCGGAACTGGCCCGGGAGCTGACCTCCCGAAAATACAGCACCATGGCCGGAGGAAAGCTGGTCGTGGAGCCCAAGAAGGACATGAAGGCCAGAATGGGGAAGTCGCCCGACTTGGCGGATGCCGCCTGTCTCTTGGTCGATCTTTGCCGCCAAAGGCTTGGGGCTGTTTCGGGTGGTAAACGGGCGGCTAATCGGGGCAAGGATTGGATCAAGCAGGCCCAGAAATTGGATGTCGCTTCCTACCAGGACCGGCAACTTTTGGGGACGGGTT